CCTATTAAATCGAGCCGAGCCACCCTCCGACATATCAAGGGTGAGGGCTGTTACAACAGAACTACCATCTAAACCTTGAAGTTTCATATCTCCATCACTTATTGCAGAATATATTAAAAAGTCATTGCTACTTTTGTATAAAACTCCAAATCGTGTACCGCCATCTTTAAGATTGATGGCTGAACCATCAGCATCAAGATTTATGTCACCTGACGCATCTAGTGTTAGGTCGCCAGATGGATTAGCTATAGAGCCTGAGAGGTAGAGGTCTTTGAAGCGGTTGGATGATGATCCTAAGTCATAAGAATTATCTGTTTGAGGATATACATATGAGGCATCTATGTGCATCCTATCAGAGCCTGCTGTTCTAAGTGATAAAGCCCCACCTTGGGAGTTTAAAAATGTACGACCACCAGTTGTACCAATACTACCTACGTTTGAGCCGTCTTTGTAAAACACAGCAAGGTTACCATCTGAACTAAGACGATTTACATTTAATGGTTCAAATCCAGACCTTGTAAAACTTCCAAATCCAGATTCTCCTAAAGTTATACCAGCAGTAGAAAGAGCTGTAGTAGTCTTACCCACCAACACGTTGCCTGATGAGTCGATAAGCATACGATCTGCATTATTAGTAACAAAATTTAATCCATGCGATGTGGTAGTACCTATAGTTGAGCTAGAGTTACCACTTTGAATAAGGGTTGTTACCGTATTAGTTGTATCTGTAAGAGTTATAGATGGTGCATTTGCGTCTGATAAAACAATGTCATCAGCACTAACTGTGCCACCAACATCAAGATTGCCTGTTAGTGTACCACCTGCTAGTGGTAGCTTAGTAGCAATAGAGTTTGTTATAGTAGTACTAAATGATGCATCATCACCTAAAGCGGCGGCTAACTCATTGAGTGTATCAAGAGAAGCAGGTGAACTATCTACTAAGTTTGCTATCGCATTATCTGTATATGCTTTGATAGACTGTTGTGTAGCTAGTGCTGTTGCACTGTTAGATGCCATGTTATCTTCATCAAGTATATTTGTGATAGAGACAGAACCTGTACCAGATAAGCTATCAAACTCAATTGATCCGCCAACATCTAAGTTGCCTGTCATTGTACCGCCAGATAAGTTTAGTTTATCTGAATCATTGGCTAATGCAACCCAGTTACCTGCATGAGCAAAGTAACCCTTGCCTGTACCATGAACATGAGCAAACATACCGTGATAATTTGATGCACTAGGTAGATCACCTGTTGTTGGATATACGTTAGCAAATAGTACTTTGTTTCCATTACCGTTAATGTCACCTGTCATAGTGCCACCAGATAGACCTAAGAACCTAGCATCTGCCGCAGTCTTACTATAGTGATCTGCAAGTTGGAATGTACCATAACCTACGATGTCAATAATATCACCTGCAGTAGCACCTGTTGCTAGTACCACAGTAGAACCACTTGTAGCTGTTACGTCTGTACCAACTAAAAGTTTTACACCATTAAGATATACATCTACGTAGCCTACATCGTATGTTGCAGAGAACGTAGTTTGACCTGATGTAGCAGTGTATGTGTTACGACCTGATGTACCATTAACTGATGAACCTGCCGCTTGCCAACCACCTGATCCACTACGAACAAACATAATGTTACTTGTAGTGTTAAAGTATAATGCACCTGCTATTAAAGTGTCACCATCATTGTCTACTGTAGGAGCAGATGATTTAGCACCAAGGTATCTATCATCAAAGTCATCATATGAGTTAGCGGCATTAGTAGCACTGGTAGCCGCAGCTGTTGCTGAGTTAGCTGAGTTTGTAGCTGATGTTGCCGCATCGGTAGCTGAAGTAGCCGCTTGAGTAGCACTTGCCGCCGCCGCTGTATTAGAACCTGCGATACTATCAACATACAGTTTTGTTGCCGCATCAGTATTGACAGTAGGTGTACCTAATCCAGTAATCTTATTACCACCCATCGCTATAGCAGATGCCATAGTACCACCTGATTTTAGTAAGGCAGTTGTGTCAACGTAGTTCTTAGTAGCACCATCTTGATTAGCGGTAGGATCACCTAGTCCAGTAATCTTACTTGTACCCATAGCTATAGCACCAGACATAGTGCCGCCTGATAAGTTTAACTTAGTAGCATCTTGTGCATCTACATAACCTTTACGAGATAGCTCATCATTTGTTGCAGGGTTAGCTGTAGATGTTACAGCATTAGTACCCATTACAATGTCACCTGTTAGTGTTCCACCTGCAAGAGGTAACTTAGTGGCTATAGAATTAGTAATAGTAGTTGAGAAGTTTGCATCGTCGTTGATTGCCGCAGCTAACTCGTTAAGAGTGTTTAGGGCATCAGGAGATGAGTCAACTAAAGCAGATACCTCAGTGTCTACATAGCCCTTAGTAGCGGCATCTGTTGAAGCAGTTGGAGCACCTAAACCTGTTACTTTACTACCGCCCATAGCAATAGCACCTGACATAGTTCCACCAGACAGGTTAAGCTTTAGTGCATCTGCAGTATCTACATAGTTCTTTGTAGCCGCATCTTGAGCACTGGTTGGATCAGTAACATTAGCAATAGTTGTACCTGTAACATCTAGTGTACCGTTTACAGTTACATTATTAAATGTAGATAAACCTGACCCTGCAGTTACATTACCTGTCACATTGCCTGTAAGATTACCAGTAACATTACCTGTGATATTACCTGTTACGTTACCTGTAAGTGGGCCTACAAGACTTGAGCCTGTAATTGTTGTACCTGTGATTGCGGCTGTAGTAGAAGCACCTATAATAGTACCATCAATATTACCACCGTTTATATCTACAGTAGCTAATGTAGCCTGACCAGATGTAGAGACTGTAGTAAAGCTACCAGAAACAGGTGTTGATGCACCTATAACTGTATTGTCTATGTTACCTGCATTAATGTCTACAGTAGAAAGTGTAGCTGTACCTGTAACTGTTAGATCTGTTACAGTAGCTGGTGCGGCAGATGAAGCACCAATAGTTGTGCCATCAATAGCACCTGCATTAATATCTACAGTAGCAAGAGTAGAAGTACCTGTAGCACTTAGTGTAGTAAATGAACCAGCACCAGCAGTTGTACCACCTATAGTTACATTATCTATAGCACCAGAGTTTATATCTACAGAAGTAATAACACCTGTAGTAATGTTAGCTGTACTTAGGGTAGTTGTTCCAGTAACACCTAGTGTGCTTCCTATAGTAAACGTACCTGCAACTGCACCATTAATATCTACATCTAGTGTATCTATGTGTGCTGTACCATCTAAGTATAAATCTTTAAACTCTAAGCTGGCTGTACCTAAATCTATATCATTAGTTAATACAGGTATAATAGCACCATCAGAAAAGCGTAACTGTTCTACTGCGGCTGAAGATACCTCTACAAAGACACCTACTTGATTAGTACTAGTGTTTATGGCAACTTTGTTTAGTGCATCTACATCACCGATAAGAGGAATGTAACCACCTTCTCCTATTGATCCGTCGTGTTTGTGTCCACTTGACACTGCAAATGCATCACGGAGCTTGTTGTACTCGGCGTTAATAGGTGCTGCACGAAGTGTAGCTGTTGGTATTATGTCTGCTGAAGACTGTCTTACGTAACCTGCCAAAGTATTATCTCCTGTCGGCTTTCTCATACGTCAAGGCTACTGCCTGTATAGTATGACTTGCATTTGTATTATTCGTAACGTAACTTATAGAAACAGAGTTACCTGATCCAGATATATTTGTAAGTGTTTTAGGTGAGGGATTACCATCATATATACCACCTGCTCCATATATAGCTGTACCATAAATTGAAGCTGCACCCTCTGTAGTAAAATCATAGTTAGTAGGGTTGCTTGTCCCTGTGTCATCGTAGTCATAAGAGACACCAACAAAAACTTCTGTATCACCTTCTGATTTTAAGTAAGTGTTTACTTTATGTACTATCTTACGTACTTCTGGGTCTTCCATATAGTAGTAAGGTGTTTGATATAAACTAAAGATAGAGTTACCACCAAAATTGTTACCTTTTTCTTGTCTGTGTACTTTACCAGAACCATCCCCGTGTATCACATGTTCAAATTGTCCTATGTATCCACTATCTACACAATTTGCTTCAATACCAGTAAGCTGACTATACTCAAAAATACTTTGTTTATTTTGACTCTTACGTATACCGCCTATCAAAGATAAAGACGAATCATTTTTAAAGAAAAATCTAAACTGTGACTTTTTTCTAAGTACTACAATAGCTATATCTTCTATTTGTTCTGATAAATAATAGTTATCAAATATAGACTGTATCTCTTTAGATACAGTAGCAAGTTCAACATCACCAATTTTATCAGTACCAGAAACAGGACGTATACCATCAGGTCCTAAGAAAAGTAAATCACCACCAAATTCTACTACAGAATCAGGAGCAAGGCAACCCATATTTGATGTAACATTTTCTAATATAAAATTAGACGAATTATTACCCGTTAGTCTTTTAATATTATTAGAACCAAAAATATATAATTGATTACGGAACTTTTTAACTGCTGTTATAGTATAGCCTACATTAATAACACCAGCACCATTAGCAGGGCTAAAATCAGAATAGTTTAATGGAGCACTAAAATATAGGTTATATGGCTCAGAAGAATCCCCACACAAAAATAAATGAGATGCAAACTCTTCAGAATACTTAGGGTTATTTGGAGCTTGTGCGTGTGTTATCTGTGTGTATGAAGTACCATTATATGCAGCTGCAGGATTTATACCATCAGTAAGAAGCAGTACTTCACCTGACCAGTTAAAGCTAGTAAATCTTACTCTACTAACATTAGTCATACTAGGATTACCAGCCTCAGGTATAGCTACCCAAGAATCACTGGAGTCCTGCCACTTGTATAAATAGTCATGGCCTGATGTAGGTTTTCTACATGCAAATATACCATCGTCTAAATTACCATTTACTGCTACGCCTAGTACAGCACCTGTACCTGGAACAGTACCATAATCATTAGAATAACCACTAATACGACGGTAACCACCAGCTAAGGCAGGTTCATAGTTAATCATACGTATAGCACTGCCTGATAAGTTTGAAGCTTGTGTCAAGGGATCTACATTAGTGATCAACCCTCCAGCACAAACTGACAGGTATGTATTAAGTTTATCTACCATCTAGACATCATTCTTATAGAAAGCGTTTCCTGCTCTGTTTATTACAGTAGACCTCAAGTAATCTTTAGTGTCCACTAATAGTCTACGCATAGTTTTTATGCCTTTTTTAAACTTATCTGCATGTAACTGAGCAGACTGTTCATTAGATCTAAAGTGCATCAAGTACATCATAGCACCATCAAGTACTACATGTCTAAATCTGTCAGGTATAATACAAGTGTCAGTACTTAGTGTTAGATCTGCAGGGAACTTCCAGTAGCTATACTCTATGACATAGGAAGCATTGGGAGGAGGTGTAACTCCAAACTTAGTGTTCTGTGTTTTATATACAGTAGTA